TAGGATATCTATAATAACTGTGGGGGTGGGTGTAAGACACAAGAGGGATTTATAAACCCTTTAGCGGCCGATTACCGTTCTCGACCAGGAGCGTTACCTGGCACCCCTACCAAATAAATGTCAACAGGCTACAAAGTCAATAGATTAAGGGTGCGTCAAATTGTCGCACTTTTTTTGAAAAAAAGTTCTTGACTTTGAGTTTTGAAGCCTATATAGTATGCAACTGTTGAGTGAGAGACGACATGAAGGACGAGATCGTAAAACGAGATTACTTCTGGATAGTTGAGGCATCTGACCGTAACGGTCGCATTAACTATCGTAAAGAGTACCACGAGAAAGACGGCTCGGCATTCCGAGATTATGCTCGATTGAAAGCGCATGGCACAGTGTCCATTCAGCGCAAGTATAAAGAGTATAAGATTGCCTAGTTGTATGCTGTTTGACAATTGAATCTGGCTATAGTAATATAGTAATTGGGCTGCGGGTCGGACGCTAAGGCACGGGACTGCAAATCCTTGGGAACTCGGTTGAACTCCGGGGCGGCCCTCCATTACTATTACGCCAACGGATCAGACTACGGTTCGAAACGTTGACAGATGATACGGTAAGATTTGATCCAGACTAACCTGCAATGGTTAGCATCCTAGGGCGGTGCCTTATGACGGATGTAAGTCAGTAAACGGTGATAGGGCGACCTATTGGTCATTGTTGGTCCGTTGGCGTAATAGTAATATTCGGGTGTAATCAAATAGTAAGGATCGCTGGCTGTTAACCAGTTGTATGCAGGAGCGTAACCTGCCGCCCGAGCCAATCATGGCTCCTTCGTCTATCGGTTAGGACACGAGACTTTCAATCTCGGTAGGGGGGTTCGATTCCCCCAGGAGTCACCAATTATGGACCTGTAACTCAATTGGTAGAGTAGCGGACTCTTAATCCGTATGTTGAAGGTTCAAGTCCTTCCAGGTTCACCAATCATGGATCCGTAGCACAATAGGTGGTGCAGAGGACTTTTAATCCTACGGTTGTCGGTTCGAGCCCGACCGGATCCTCCAATATGCGGGTGTAACTCAGAGGTAGAGTGTCAGTCTTCCAAACTGTTCGTCGCAGGTTCGATTCCTGTCACCCGCTCCAAACCCTAGACCGTTGGTAAGAACGGTCCAGTGTGTTGCGAGACACACCTACGATAACAATCCGGATGACGGACCATCGGCAGATGGAGAAGTTCGAATAGTTATCGTCAGTTTATGTTTCCGTAGTTCAACTGAATAGAACGCTGGTCTACGAAACCAGAGGTTGAGGGTTTGAGTCCTTCCGGGAACGCCAATATGCTGGTAGGTCGGCAAGATGTCGAGGAGTCCTCATAAGGCTTTAAAGGTTGGTTTGATTCCAACTATCAGCACCAGATCGGTTGTCTAAGTTGTATAGACATGAACGAGGCTACCTTGCCTCAACCGCTACAGTTTTGCGGTCAGGTGGTCCGGAGACCATTCTTGTCTCATAAGCAAGAGAGCCATGTTCGACTCATGGGTCCGCATCCAATATCAGTGTGATGTAACGGTAGCATAGCGGTCTCCAAAACCGTTCGTCTGGGTTCAAATCCTAGCACTGGTGCCAGTTTTATCAGGGTGTGGCTCAATTGGTAGAGCATCCCGTTTGGGGCGGGAAGGTTGCAGGTTCAAGTCCTGCTACCCTGACCATTTAGAAAGGTGACTAGATATGAGTAGAGAGCAGTTAAAACTACAGGCAATTATTCGCCTTTCTTTGTTCTTCGCTATCGCTATTGTGGTAGGGTTTATTGTAAGTGATATTAACATTCTAGCAAGTCAGTGAGGAAAATATGTTTAAGATTACAGAAGAAACTAAAGCAGAAGCAGTAGCAGCAATGCGAGCCATTCTAGGCGATGCACCTACTGATAGTCAGTTAGACGAAGCATTTGAGGCTGCTGTTGCTATTGTAAAGAAGCAGTTTGGTATGTAAGAATACACGGAGGATGAAGCAGGTGGGACTTGTCCTGGTTTGCTAAACCAAGGGTATCCTTAGGGATATGCGGATCGAGACCGTCGTCCTCCGCCACGGAGTAAGTAACAGGCAAGGAGTCTGCACCGCTTGGAAAGCGGATGGTTCCCAGTAGGGAATAGGTGTCGGATACCTACTACTCCGCCAGTTAATGGATGGTTAAGCAGAGCGGCCTCTGTCCTCGCCTCGAAAGCGAAGGGTGCCCAACGGGCATGGTGATCGACACATCAGCCATCCGCCAATCTCAAAAGTCGAACTTTACTAAATAATAGTAACAGGAGGTTCGATTATGGCGAGACAAAATACTGAAAAAATGCGTCGTTGGAGAAGCGATGTAAAATACTATTTGATTGAGATAATGGGTGGTAAATGTCAATGTTGTGGATATGATAAATGTTCCAAAGCATTAGAGTTCCATCACGTTGATTCATCCGAAAAAGAACATGGTGTGGTGTTTAGAAATTCGGGCTTTAGAAAAGTATTGGATGAACTAAAAAAGTGTGTTCTGTTGTGTGCCAATTGTCATAGAGAAGCACACGAATATGACATAAAGTATCAATCAAGTTATAATAGTATTCTTGCGGAAAACTATTATGAAAAGTATAAAAAGGTTGCTACAAGAAAGGTTGATTGGGAAAAGGTCAACCTTTTAGATATGAAAAATTCAGGTTTAACTAATGTTGCCATTGCCAAAATGTTAGGTATAACAGAAGCAATGGTAAGAAAACGATTAAAAACGCTCCGTGAGCCAGATGAGACGGCACTTGGTTTACACCCTAGCATTGACGAGGTTTGATTCCTCGACGGAGCACCAATTATGCGCTTGTGGTCAAATTGGTAAAGGCGCTGGTCTTAGAAACCAGATTTTGCAGGTTCGAGTCCTGCCAGGCGCACCAAAGTTTAATGGCTCGTGAGTCGGGTTGGTTAAGACGCTGCCCTGTCACGGCAGAGATAAGGGGTTCGAATCCCCTACGAGTCGCCATTTTGGGGGATTAGTATAGTTGGGAAAACGCTAGCCTTGCACGCTTGAGTCATCGGTTCGATTCCGATATCCTCCACCAAATATATCGCCGGTTTAGTATAATGGCATTACAGTGGTTTCGTAGTCCTCTGATAGCGGTTCGATTCCGTTAACCGGCACCATGCTCGTATCGTCTAGTGGTCAGGACGTTACCCTCTCAAGGTAAAGAGTTCGGTTCAAATCCGGATATGAGCACCATTTATGCGTTCTTGGTGTAGGTGATCCGCACGACTGCCTGAAGAGCAGAAGGACTTAGTTTGATTCTAGGAGAACGCACCATGCCCTCATGGCCAAATTGGTAAAGGCACATGACTCAAAATTATGGATTTGTCGGTTCGAGTCCGACTGAGGGCACCAATTTGCTGGGATAGTGTAGTGGTAGCACACGAGTTTGTGGAACTTGTAGTTCAGGATCGATACCTGATCCCAGTACCATATTTGCTGTTGTAGCACAGGGGTAGTGCATTCCCATGGTAAGGGAAAGGTCGTAGGTTCAAATCCTACCAACAGCACCAGTTACGCCGGTTTAGTATAATGGCATTACAGTGGTTTCGTAGTCCTCTGATAGCGGTTCGATTCCGTTAACCGGCACCATTTGACATTCCGATATCGGTGTGTTATAGTATGACATAATCTTGAAAGGAAATCGGAATGAATAAACTTTGGGTATTTGATATTGACAACACTATGGCGAATGTGCATCACCGTTGGGATCATTTGCGTGGGGAAAAGAAGGACTGGGATCAGTTCTTTGCCAAGCAGCATTTAGATGAACCGTATCAGGCGGTGCTAGATGTGTTTCATGCTCTGGCTTTTGACCGTGCTGATGATGCTTTCATTGTCGTTACTGGTCGTGATGAGCGTTTCCGTGATGTATCACTAGAATGGCTCAATCGTCATATTCAGTTTAATTTTCCTACGCAGGACCTATACATGCGTCCTGGTGGAAACCGTGAAGATGATGACGTTCTAAAGGTCAAGATTATCAAGAATTGGCTACAGCACCATCCTAACTATAAGGTTGGTGCCATCTTCGAAGATCGTCATCGTATCATCGATGCGTTCCGTGCCGAAGGTTGGTACACTTTCGAGTGTAACCAGGAACGTCTGGAGTATTGATATGATTGACTTGACAAAAGAAGGTAAACAGTTTATAGTGTTTATCAAAGATGGTAGCAATACATACCAGACTTCTTTTAGAAACTGGGAAGATACAGAAAGTTTCATTGCTACTTGTAGAGGAGTTTCAAAGATTGTGTCAGTGGAGTCCTATGAGATTCCACTGACCGGTCTAAAGTTAAAGAGTTGATGTCCCTTAGCTCAAAGGTAGAGCAATCGCTTGATAAGCGATAGACGATGGATCGATACCATCAGGGACAACCATTATGGGGGACTATTTGGCTAAGGACGCCAAGGGGTCTGTAAAACCCAAGCCTATGTGCTGGCCCGGATCGTTACCGGGGTCCCCTACCATTCTCCTGTCGTCTAACTGGTAGGACGCTAGATTCTGGTTCTGGCTATCTGGGTTCGAATCCTAGCGGGAGATCCAATTCATTGAAAGGTATATTATGAACAAAGCATTTACTACTATAGCCGTATTCATTACCCTCACAACCTCGGCCGCTGCCGATCCGTTATCCGATTTTTTCGGTGGTCTCTTTGGCGGTCAGTCACAACCTCAGCAACAGACAGTCAAAGGAAGAAATAGACATGGCCGCAGCGTTCAAAGCAATGATAATGACACTTGGGCTTCTAGTTGGGGCTCTCATGATCATGGAGGGAGCCGCATGGTGGCTTCATTCTACGGCCACGGAGAGAGACTTTCCAAACACACCGCTTCGGGGGCAGTTTTCAACCCTCACGCCTTCACCGCAGCCCATCGAACACTGCCGTTTGGTACGCACCTGCGTGTTTGCCATCAGGGTTGTGTAAATGTGGTCGTTAATGACAGAGGCCCTTTCGTCAGAGGTCGCTCCCTTGACCTGTCTTATGGTGCCGCTCGTGCTATTGGTATGGGTAGCACTAAAAGTATCTCCGTCGAAAGACTAAATTAAACCTTGACAAAAGCCTTCATGGCCTATATATTAGTGTATGCTGCATTGCAGCATTTTGGATTGCTTCGCCTAATGGGAAGCATAACATAAAGGAAAAGAAATGAATAAGGTTATTTCTCTACTAACTATCCTCACACTAAGCACACCAGCATTTGCGGTTGAATATAAGACTGATACATATGAGAAGTATGGTTATGCTGCTGGTGCTTCCACTATACCTAGCACGGAATTAAAAGGTGGTCTCCGTGGTTCCCACGTTGCTGCCAATCATCACAGGGAAAATTCCTACTATCCTGGCTACATTGCTAGCCAACCTAAGGATAAGTAAAACTCCTTGACATTCCGCTTCTCTCATGCTAATATTATGCATAATGTGAAAAGAGAAGCGGAATGACTACCGATAGAGATACATCATGGAAATCATAAAAGACTTGCTTTCGAGAGAAAAGCAAACCGAAATCGAGAATACTATGTTGAATGGGTTTCCGTGGTATTATAATGCCGAAGCAACCTATGACATGTTCAATGACAATAGGACTCTAAACACTCCCTTCTTTGGTCATATGTTCTATATTGACGGCAAGGTTCAGTCGGAGTATTACTATCCCAAGATTTGTCAGCCTATCATAGAAGCATTAGAACGTCATCAGGGTCGGCGCTTTCAGAATAGAGTATGGCGTATCAAAGCTAATCTCTATACAAAAGACGGCTCTTATCCAGAGGACTTTCATCACCCTGGTCATATCGATAACTCTGAGGATAACTTTCGTGGTGAGACGTTTCTCTACTTTGTAAATGA